GTACCCATGCTGGTCAAAGCAGTACAAGAGCTTTCTGCAAAAATAGCAGAGCTAGAATCTAAACCACGATGTAAATGTAGCGGAGAATAAAAATGGCACAAACAGTAACAGAATGTTTAGCAGCAGGGTCCGATTCAGTAGACTTAATCAATGGAATTAATACAGACGGAGCCTCTTCTCGTTATGCTTATGGTCTAGCAGACCAAGCAGCAATCAACGCGAAAGTGCAGCGAAACGTAGACCACCTTTCTATAATTCTGCTTTATGCTCCGGTGGATGCTTCTGATGATAAACCCAATATTGCAGGGGCTGCTTCTGGTCTAAAGACCACGCACGTGGCTGCGGTAACAACCGGCACAAACTATATAGCGGCTAATTAATCAGGAAGTTTGATGAATTTTTTCAAAAGATTTTTGAGTTTGTTTGCATCTGCAAATAACCAGGAAACAGTGGATGAAGAGATTGGAAGGCTTTTGAAACAGAACAGTGTAAGAGCTAGAGATAACAAGGGCAGATATGTCCCTGACGATCCTGACACCGAAGAAAACGAAGCGTATGTAGTTAAAAAGAAAAATTAATTGACACTAAGGAGTTTGTATCATGGGTAATATTTTTACAGCTGTTAGCATTATTACAATGATTGTGACAGCGGCAAGTTTGATTGCTGCGAGCACGCCAACCCCAAAAGATGATGTTTGGATAGGTAAGCTCTATAAATTGGTTGACGCTTTAGCTCTAAATATAGGCAAAGCAAAGCAAAAATAATGGCTACCGTAAAGGATGCATTAGCAGAACTTAACGCACACGAAAGAGAGTGTGCTGTTCGTTACGAGTATATCGAGAAGAGACTTGAAGAAGGTTCTGCAAAGTTCAAGAGACTCGAAATGCTTCTGTGGGGTGTTTACCCCTTTATGGTCACTATAATTATTGGTGCAGCTAAATTCTTATAACTAAAAGTATGATAAAAAAAGATTAAGTTAATGCGTGATAAATTAATTGAAATGTTAAAGGTGCATGAAGGCGTAGAAACCTATGCTTATAAATGCAGCGAAAACAAGACCACAATAGGCGTTGGCAGAAATGTTGATAAGGCTGGTGGTTTGGGCCTGTCTGATGATGAAGTAGACTATCTTTTGCAAAACGATATTGATCGGGTAATTTTAGAGCTTGATTCTGAGTATGACTGGTTCTCTGATCTTGATGATATTCGACAAGATGCAATGATTGATATCAGCTTTAATCTTGGTCAGACACGCCTTAGAGCCTTCAAAAAGGCACTTTCAGCTATGTCTGAGGGTGACTGGGATGAAGCCGCAGATCAGTTTATGGACTCTCGATGGTCAGAGCAAGTAGGAATTAGAGCTAAGAATCTTACCGAAATGATCCGTACTGGGGAATACTAAGTAATTAAAAATATGCCATTACTTAAACTACAATTTCAGCCAGGAATCAACAGAGAAGGTACTGAGTACAGTGCTGATGCTGGTTGGTATAATGCTGATAAAGTTCGGTTTAGAAAAGGTCGGCCTGAGAAAATAGGCGGATGGGAAAAATATTCCGTTGATAGCTTTTTAGGTGTTTGCCGTTCTATTGAAGATTGGGTAGCACAAGATGGAGTTGGATATCTTGGTTTGGGAACAACATTAAAATTCTATATTAATCAAGGCGATAGCTTCTTTGATGTCACTCCGATAAGAGCAACCACAACAAACGGAATAATCTTTGCGGCCACTAATGGGTCTTCTACTATAACTGTAACGGATGACGATCATGGAGTTGTAGTTAATGACTTTGTAACTTTTGCAGGAGCAGCCACTTTAGGTGGTGTAGTAACTGCGACAGTTTTGAATCAGGAATATCAGATTATAGGTGTCACATCTACTGATGTTTATACTGTTACCGCAAAAGACACTTCTGGAGATACAGTAACAGCCAATGCTAGTGATTCGGGTAATGGAGGTTCTGGAGTTGATGGCGCATACCAAATAAATGTTGGTCTAAATACTTATGTACAGGGTGTTGGTTGGGGCGCTAATACTTGGGGTCAAGGAACTTTTGGTAGTGTAAGCACCATTTCATCGGCTGGTCAGTTAAGGCTTTATAGTCAAGATGTTTTTGGTGATGATCTTATAATAAATGTCCGAGCTGGTAGTGTTTATTACTGGGATGAAAGTTCAGGAACTAATACTAGGGCAGTAGAATTATCTTCGATTTCAGGTGCTTCTAATGCTCCTACAGGCGCATTACAAGTAATGATGTCAGATGTGGATAAGCACGTTATTTGCTTTGGCGCAAATCCTTTGGGTTCATCCACGATTGATCCGCTTCATATTCGATGGAGCGATAGTGAATCTGCTATTGACTGGACTCCTACAGCTACTAACAGCGCAGGCGGTGTCACTTTAAGTACAGGCTCTATTATTATAGGAGCCTTAAAAACCAGGCAAGAAATACTTATCTGGACAGATTCTGGAATTCATTCCATGCGGTTTATTGGTTCTCCTTTCATATTCCAATTTACTGTCGTTAATGAAGGTATCTCTATGATATCTCCCAAAGCTGCCATAAATGCAGGGGGAGCTGTTTTCTTCATGGGTCGCGGTGGGTTCTATAGTTATACAGGCTCAGTTCAACCTATTAATTGTTCGGTTTTAGATTATGTTTTTAGTAATCTTAATCAAGGTCAATCTTACAAAGTGTTTGCCAGTACAAACCCAGACCATAACGAAGTAACTTGGTTTTATCCCATAGGTTCCGGTAATACAGACAATACAAACTATGTCACTTATAACTATGCGGAACGGCTTTGGACTATAGGAACAATGGAAAGAGGGTCTTGGATAGAGGCCAATAGCAAGAATTTTCCTATTGCAAGCTCAGTTATTACCAGCTCTGATAATAATTATCTTTATATTCAAGAAAGAGGCCATGATGACGATGGTTCAGCTATGACAGCTTTCATTGAGTCAGGTGATGTAGAAATGGGTGATGGTGAACGATATATGCTTCTTAATAAGTTAATTCCTGATTTTACCTTTAGAGGTAATACAGATGACGCATCAATGGATGTAATTGTCAAGGGAAAAGATTTTCCATTAGAAGATAATGTAACTTTATCTACCTCTACCATTACTTCATCAACGAAACAGGCTTTTTTAAGGGCTAGAACTCGTTCTTCAGCTTTCCGCATTGAAAGCAGTGAAAGCGGTTATGGCTGGCGTTTAGGTGATTTACGTTTTGATATGAGACCAGACGGGAGAAGGTAATGTCACAAAGTAAAATAACTCCTTTACCATTAGCTGCGCTAGAATATGAGCAGCAAAATGAGTCTATTACTAGGTTAACGATTCAACAAGCGTTACAAGAAATTGAAAATGATGTGACTCTTGCAAAAACACAAGGCGATAAAGACGGTTCCCTAGCAATGCGCAGATTTCAGTTTCTGTTGATGGGAGCTTCATGAGCGACATTATTAAAGTTTTGGGGCAGGTTGATACAGCAGCAACAACTGTTACAACCTTATACACAGTCCCAGATTTAACTCAGACAACGATTAGTAGTTTCGTTGCCTGCAATCGAACAGGATCGGCTATTACATTTAGGCTGAGTGTTCATGTAATTGGTGCATCAGCAAATGACAAGCAGTATCTGTTTTATGATAAGAGCGTAGCGGCTAATGATACGCTTACTGTAGTGATTGGAATAACTTTAGGGCAGGCAGATGTGTTAAAAGTTTACGCATCGGCTGTAGACATGAGTTTTAATTTATTTGGCGTTGAGACCAAGTAGGACTAAATATGAATAATTATGCACCTCCTTTACAGGGAACCGCTAACAGCCTAGCTAAATATGGTCGTTACGGTGATTCTATGCTGGTACACATGAACCCAATAGAGGTTCAAGGTATTGCAGCCTTATCTCCTACTGGAAGACTGACCACCAATCCAGTCACAGGTCAACAAGAGGCGTTTCTTCCTTTTCTTGCGCCCTTGCTAGGAAGTGCTTTAGGGTTAGGCGCTGGAGGTAGTGCGTTATTAAGTGGCGCTTTAACAACCATTGCTTCTGGTGATTTGAAAAAAGGCATATTGTCAGGTCTTACTAGCTTTGGTTTAGGCAAAATATTTGATGCTATTCCATCTATAGGTGAGGCTGTTAAGGGAACTGGCGATCTTGTTAATTCAACTAGCGGTCTTACTCCTGACCTTACTACTGCTTTAACCGTAGCACCAGGAGATACTCTCAGCCAAATAGCGCTGGATCAAGGAACAAGTGTTGGCGCAATTATGGGTGCTAATCCAAGTATTATTAATCCAGATGTAATAGGAGTTGGTGATACTTTGAATAT